TTAAAACATTCCCCCTAATCCCATTGCCTTATCCATTGCACTACTTTGTTTGGAGTTGTTTTCCATCTGTGACATCTGTGCAGGTGAAAAGAAGTGGTCAGGATTATCATCTAAATCATTTGCAAATTGCTTAAAGAAATTATTTCCCTTACGAACTCCCATTGCCCAATAATAAGTATTACTCTCATATCCATGTTCTTCAAAGGATCCTTCAGCTTGTACATAAACTTCTCCTCCCTCATAACGTCCACCATTTTCAACATTGTTAAATCTGTTTGCTGGACTTCCTTTATGTTGTTTAACCCAGGATGGGAGTTTACTTACGGATGTTATCTTAACATTTGTATAATTACCGGCCGCTTTTAATCTGGTTAATCTATCAGATTGCCATTCTGTTAAGTTTTCCGTATTTTGTGCTTCTTTAGCTGCAACTATTGGAGTTTTTCCATCCAAATTATCAACCGTTGCTGATTGACCGGCTACTGGATCCGGAATTCCTGATGCCATATCAGCTGGAGTTGATTTTAAATCATTTGCTTTATCTCTTGCACTTTTTATCTTAGAAGATGCTGCAGATTTCGCATCACCAGTTAATACAGTAACCGTTGATTGTTTTTTAGTTGTCTCTTTAACTACAGGAGCCTCAGCTGGTTTATCACCTCTATTTTTTGCTTCCAAGTCTATAGCCTCTTTATCAGCTTCACGTTTTTCATTTATACCCTTAACAGCTGCTTTAGAAATTTCCATATCATATAATCTATCTTCAGCTCCTACGGATTCTATAAACTTCATAGAAAGTGCAACATCTATAATTTTTGGTAGATATCCAATTTTACCATCGGTTTCCCAATTTGATTCATCAGGTATCGTATAAGATAATGAATCTAACAACACTTCCCTATCTACATACATATCACCCAATCTGAATGTTATAATAGGAGGGGTTACTAATCCTCCACCAATAGTGGGATATGTATATGATGTTAATATTTTTAATCGTTCCCATATAACGTTTAATTCAATCGGCGATGCTGCTGCTAATTTAATATTAAAAGCTAAACTTCTCTCAATACCATCATACATGTGAAATGAATATGGATTACCTACGAATTTATTAGAACTCCAAGAAGGAGTAGATGTTTCTGTTAAACCACTAATTGTTGCTCTGAATACAAGAGGTTTATCTGCTCCTATTTTTTTGAACCACAATGGAATGAAATCTTTGTATACCTCTTCACCAACTTTCATGAAAGCATTTTCTTCCATTGTATAATCATCTGTAGGTGATACATTATTAATACCATCAGTATTAGATAATCGATATACCGAAGACATAGGAGAATCCTTTTTTCCTGTTTTTGGATTCAGAGGACTATACCTACTGTTTTCTATGAATTGTTGATTATTAGGTCTTTCGTTTTCTTTTCTGTTTATACCATATAAAGGAGATACTGTATTTAAATTAATTCCTAATTTTGTATTATTTTCTAATGCATTTAATGGTTCTTTTGAATATATATCACCACGTTCAGGATCTTTCTTATAATCACTATAAGGAGCTTCAGGACTAAATTCTAATACTTGTGGTTCTACATCATCTGTTTGACTTGCAGTTTCAGGTTCTCCTAATTTAGATAAAGAGGCTTTACCTTTGAGTTTACCCATACCACTTGTTAAAATGGTCTTACCCTTATCTGTTAAATCAGCAGCTGCAGGAACTGATGGTATTTGTAATTTACTTTTTGTTAAATCAGGATTTTCAGAATACTTATCTCCTCCCTCTGGAGAATTTTTATAAATACTATAAGTTACTTCGTTGTTTGTAACGTTAACTACAGGTTCAATTTCGTTTTCACCTATTCCTGGTGGTTTACCAAACAATGCTCCTCTTAATTTATCTTTCGCAAGTCCTATTCCCTTTCCAACCCCTTGTTTAAGAAGTGTACTCGGATTTCCACCTCCGGTTGATTTTAGAAATTTACCAAACTCTGTTCCCTTACCCGCATCTCCGAGAGTTACAGGTACATCAGATGTTTGTCCTTGTATTTGTCCAAGAATACGAGATGGAATTTGATTTGAAGGTATTCCTAATTTAGAATTTACCTTATCACGAACATCTCCTATTGAATTTAACTTACCTCCGGTGAGTTTTCCAATACCTTTACCAATTAAACCCCCATCACCTTCAGTACCACCAGTACCACTCTTCATATCTTCTAATACGGGAGTTGATTTATTTACAATACGAGTTGCCTCGTTTCCATAGATAAGAGGATTGTTTAACTCCACAAGTGATTTAATACGAATTCCACTTGTTTCTTGTTCTATAAAAGTTTCAGTATCTTTTTTAACAGCGCCCTTTGCAGATGTTCCACCTGGAAATAATAATTCTTTATTTTTAAATAATTCTAATATTGTAGGCATAATTTATTAAGCTCTATTTAATTTAAATTTATTCACTGCACTTCTCTCTCCTCTATCCATAACTATATTGGTAACTTTATCTTTATCTAAGTAAATATCTCTCTGTGATGTAGTTGCTTGTATTAATTGGTCCATCTTGGATAACATATTGGTTTCATATTCACTCATCGAACCTGCTTCCAATGCACCTGTTTCTTCACTACCACCGGCTTCTGCAGTTCCACCCAATCCGAAGAAAGAAGCTAGTTTTATAATTGGTTCTGCCATTGCTGATATTCCTCCCAATACTAACAATCCTGGTAATCCAGCTAAACCTAAAAATGCCATTGATAATCCTAATCCCATTAGTGCACCTGATAATCCCAATAGTGCAAGTGATAACATAGTTATTGGTCCGATGATTGCAACCAATCCACCCAATGATGTCATTATAGTAGATAATCCCAATCCAACTGCTTGCATTCCTGCTCCTAGTATATTAAATGCAACACCTAACAACATGGTAGCTAATCCAATACCCATCATAACAGGTACTGCAACTAAACCAACTATTCCTAAGTATAATAAACTACCAGCTAGTCCCGTAAATGCTATTGCTAACATACCTATTGCTGCTACTTTTTCGAAAGTTATAACATCCAAAACAGAAGATAATCCAGTAGCGAATGTGCCCATATTTTCACTCATTGATGCAACTGCAGTTGATACTACTGTAAGTGCAGCTCCTAACAAACTCACTCCCACTCCGATTACCATCAGTGCGAATCCTAATCCTAGTAATCCTGGTAATGCAAACAATGATGCAACTGCTAAAATTCCCAATGAAGCTCCCAATCCTAAAAGAGAAAGTGCAAACAAACCAACGAGTGCTACTTGTTGGAACGTTATACCTGCCATAAACGTGGATAATGTAGGTAATAAAGTTGCGAATCCTTGTGCGGCTAACTGTATCCCTTTACCCATCATCATTGCTCCTGCTCCGATTAATGCAAAACTTACACCCAATCCTACACCCATTGCTATTAAAGCCGCTAAACCAAGTGCACCTACTCCACTAGCCATTGCCGTTCCTAATGCAATTAATGCCGGTATTAATGCATATATTCCTGCGGCTGCTATTGGTGCGGCTACTCCCATCAATAACATTCCAACTGAACCTGGAATCATTAGAATAAATCCTAGAGCGGCTAAACTAAGAGCGAGTATTCCAGGAAATGCTTTACTCAAACTTTTAAATCCTGTTCCCAATGCCTTTAATCCCAATCCAGCTCCTACTCCTAAAAGTGAAACTCCTAACATACCAGGAAGACCGGCTATTATTGCTACGAATCCTAATGCAGTTGGTATCAAGTTAAGTGCTCCGAAGAGAACTTTTGCATTACCCATTGCTTTTAATCCACCAGCAAGACTCTTTAATGATTTACCTGCTCCTCCACCTTTTGATGCTCCCTTTGAATCTGGAACTTTTATTTTATCAGATACACTAGATGCTCCTTTACTTGCAATAGCACTTGCTCCTTTAGCAGCTCCTCCTCCGAATAATTTCTGAGCTCCTGCTTTAACCATATTTTTCAAGAAACCTGCAGATTTTTTTACCATACCACCCATATCTAATCCAAGTGATTGGAATCCCGTTCCTAATTGACCTGAAGCGGTAACCATACCACCTAATCCTTTAAGACCTGTGCCAAGGTATTTATTTAATCCTGCATCTATTGCTTCTCCTGCTACTGAAAAGTTTTCTGATATTACACTACCCAATGAACCAGCATTTTCCATTTTGGAGTTCATCTTCTGTAGTTCTGCTACAGAAACACCTAATAAATCAGCAGTTTGTTTCTTTTGGTAGTAATCCATTTTATTGAATGCTTGAATACCACCCAATTGTTTAAGAGTTTCTTTAGTTGCTCCTTCAATATCACCACTATATGCAAGTTCTCTTGCTTTGTTAAGATTAATGTTTTTACCTAACATTGCACCTAATTCTAATTCTTTAGTAATAGATGATTCGAAATCAAGTAATCCATCTGCTATACCACTAAGTGTACCCATGTTAACACCAAGTTTAGCAGCATATCCAGCGGCTCTTAAAATATTTTCACCACCATCTTTACCATATAATGCAAACTCTTCAGCTGAATTTGCTAAATCTCCCATTAATTGAGCTGGAATGATTCCATTTTGTTTTGCAAACTCTTGAGAGGTTTTTGACATATCTAATGCCACATCAGTTGAATTTCCATTCAACATTGAGAATGAACTTACTAATTTGGTTGCCTCACTACCACTAATACCCATATTGGTAGACATCAAACCAACACTTGCTTGTAATTCAAACGTTGCTTTGTTCGTATCACCAAGTGCTGCACTTAAATCTTTAGCAGTTTGTGCTGCATCACCAAATACTAATGATAATACACCTGCTTTTCTTCCAACACCATCTGCTTGGAACATTGAAGTTCCTAATTCTGAATTTACTGCACCTATCTTACCAACAACTACACCAAAACCTGATATTAAACCACCTACAGCTCCTGTTAGGTTACCATATAATTGAATTGCAGTTTCTACTGCACCCTGTATTGTTTTTTTAATACCATCTAATACAGCATGTTGTCCTTCTAATACAGATTTTGCATTTGCAGACATAGATGCAAATTTATCTGCTTCTGCACTTTGTGCCGCTAAATCATTTTGAATATCTTTACCAAGGAAAGATGTTCCTACCATTAAATCATTTCTCTCGTTTTGAAGAGCTGCGATTGCATGAGCATCACTTTGGTCTAATTGAGCTATTTGTCTATTAACTTCACCTATTTTAGAAGCTTTCTTTATCCAACCACTTGATTGTTCAGAAAACTTAGAACTTGTTTTATCAAGAGTTTCTCTTTGTTTTTCACCTAATGATGCATATATACCATTTAAACTCTTAATACCTGATTCTTCTGATTTTGAAGCATCTAATGCAGCTTGAACTCTTTCTTTATTATTATCTATAATGGCTTTTTTAAGTTTACCATGTTCAGTAATAAGTTTTTTTAAGGCTTTGGTTTCATCTTCAGTAAGCGCGGCAGTTTTACTCTTCATCGTATTAATTTCAGCCGTAAGCTTCTTTATCGATTGAAGGTTTTTGTAATGTTCTTTTTGTGTATTATCAGCCACGTGATTACTTCCTTATTATTTTATTGAATATTCAGATGAATTAAGTAAATCTTCTAAATCTTTTTTATTTTTTTCAATTTGAGCCATTTTTTCGATTACTTTTTTTGGAAGTCCTTGCTTAGCAGCTTTCTTTAAAAACCTATCAGCCGTGTTTCTTTTTAAACCATCGAAAAATGCACCTACAAATCTTGATGGAGCACTTAGTTCGTTTATATTTTTTTTAGCCATGTTGTGAATCCTATATATTTGTTCTTATATAAATATACGACAAAAAAAAAGTGAGGAAGTATTACCTCCTCACATTTACATTTGGTGACCTACCCCCTTTTTTCTTAGAGGCTTTATCATGTTCTTCTTTTTCTTTTTTCTTTGCTTCTAGTAATTTTTTGAAATAGAAATTTCTCCAATGGATTGGCATGAAGTAAACTTCTGACCAAGTAAATCCATTACCATAGTTAACCATTTCCCAAATCTGAGCATGAAGTTGGATACTATAATCACTCGGAAGGGTAAAAAAACCCAATCCCAAATGGGATATCAAGTGCCTCCTGCTCACCGGTTACATCTGAGGTGAAGTTGAATGTTAAATCCAAATCAGGTGTAAACTCTTGTATATACTTCCTAAGAGCTCTAGAGTCTCTAGCAAGTAAACTGTTTTTTACGAAATTATTAATATATGCTCTATCTTCATTACCACCCACATCTTGAATCATGTATCTCAATCGAGTTGTAACATCTTGTGATACGTTATCACCTTTAGTTAATCTATTAAGTGCTTGTATTTCAGCATTAATATCAATTTCATCTTTATGTGTTAATAATCTAAATATAATTTTTTTCTTACCAAGTGGTAAATCAAACTCATATCTGTTTTCTGAATTTAGTGAATCATCTGAGATTTCCTTAACTTGAACCTTAGAAAGGTCTATGTTAACTTTTTGTTTTTCTCCTGATGATGGGTCTGTTATCTCCACTTGATAATCTTTACCATATCCTAAGATACGTGTAGCTAATAAAATAGCATTCTTATCACCAATGAATATATCACCTACATTAACCCCGTCATCTACAACTACAGATTCGAATAATTTATCAAGTACCACTCCTTTTTTAATAAGGTTCTGTGATGCTAAAATATCTTCCTCTTTTGCAGTCATATACTTTATTTCAACTGTACCCTTTGATAACGGATTCGATTCGGGATAAAGTTTACCCTTTGATGGAAGGTCTATTACTTCCGTTGGAAAATCATACTTTGCCATAACTTATTTAATTGTTTTGTTCGTATATAAATATATAACTTTTAAAAAATGAGAAAAAAAAAGGTTCTCACTAAGAGAACCTTCTTCACTAAAATATATTTAACTTATTTTATTAGAATTCTAAGATAGCGTAATCATAAGATAATGTTAACGTGATTTCTGCTGGGTCATTTGAACTCCAATCTAAATCATTAAACACTGCGTTATTGATAAATGCACCTTTAAGAGTCCATTGTTCAATCTTATCACCAACTGGTCCTANNANNTANNNTTGNANATCTTTCTTATAGAAATCTGCATATCCATCTCTACCTGTAATAGATTCGTGTGATGTTCTCACCCANTCCATTACTGCTTGAGCTCCTGAAGGAACGATTGGGTCAAATAATGTAATTTCTACATCTTGCCATTCTCCCTTACCTTTTAATTTACGTTTAACGTTAATGTGGTCTAGGGTTATAGTTTCAAATTGAATTGAAGGTCTATTTGCTGTTTTTATTAGATATGAAGGGATACCATCGATTTCCATGATGAATCTGTTCTTCATCTTTGGTTCGAAATTCGTATAAAACATATCGTTAAATTCTAATACTTCTGCCATGTTGTTTTTCTCCTATTATATTAATAAATATATAGATTTTTAGTTTTTAATTAATTATGCCGTAAAAGATGCCCCAGTTGGTAAAATGTTGAAATCTAACACGATGAATTCAGCAGTTTTAGTTGGTTGTAAGAAAATCTGTCCAGCCAATATGTTTCTGTCGATTACATCAGGTGTGTTATTACTCTCGTCCATTACCACTCTAAATGCATACAATCCTTGTCTTTGTTGTATTCCTTCTAAATAAGGATTCACAGTATTTAAGAATTTACCTCTTGTTGTAGAAGTATTTTGTTCAAATACTAAGTATCTTGATGTAGAAGCAATATACTTCTTAACTTTAATCATCAATCTTCTAACATTGATTCTATCAAGTGCCGATGCTTTATCTTGAAGAGTCTTTTGTCCAAATGCTACGATACCTTCTCCAGGGAACTGAGCGATTGGATTAATTTTTCCTTCATATAATTCATCTCTTTCAGCATGTGTTAATCTGTTTAATACAGATATAGCACCTACTATACCACCTCTATTTAAACCTGCTGGTGCAAACCATTCGGCTGCAACTGCATCGTTAGAAGCATATATTCCAGGCATCAATACTGATGGTGGAACTGAAATTAACTTGTTAGTTCTTGAATCAATTGTTTTAACCCATGGGTAGTATGTACCTACGTAGTTAGAATCAACTGCTGCACCTTGTTCGATAGCTTGTGATATTGAATCACCTGCTCCAACAGAATCACCGATAAAGAAACAATCTTCTCTAGCTTCACACATATCTACTACTTTATCAAATACATAAGAGTGATGTCTTCTTACAATACCAGGTACTGATACTAAGTTGATATCAAAATCATCTGGATTAGATACTGCGTTGATTGCTTGTACATATGCAACTGAACCTACTGCAGTTGAAGTTGATAAGTTATACCCTTGTGAGTTACCACTTGATATATCAGCTCCTAAATCTTTAGATATAGTTGGGTCAATTCCATCAAATCCACCTTGGAATCCTACTGTAAATTGTCTTTTGTTCATATCAGATGAAAGTGAACCGGTAAGTTCATATCCAAATGGCTGTGCAATAAGTGTTGAATCAAATGCAAATACTACATTTGAACCATCTTCTGCTGATGATGGTATTGGTGATAAATAAGCATTGTTATCTATCTTAACTTGAGCAGTTTCTAAATCGATACCACTAAATGATACATTTTTAGAAGCTGAGTTAGCATCTGAACCGGTTGTAAATATTACAGCTGGTATAATTGATTCACCCAATCCATGTGCATTTATATTACCAACGTAAATTGGATTGTAATATGCTTCATGTCCAAATGGTCCAGCAACTATAGGATGAGAACCTTCAGCAACACATTCTACTCTTACGAATTTAGAACGGTTAGGGTAATCACCATTTTCAGTTTGTTTTCCATTTGCATCTATTACCAAGTTTCTATCACCAATTACTTTTTTGATGTAATTAGGAGAAGCTGGGTCTAAGTTCAAGTTATTATAAGTTTCTAATACTGATTTTCTTTTATCTGTATCAGAGTATCCTCTAATCATTAATGAGAAGGTAGCGTAATCGGTTGCATTAGATGAACCTGCTGCTTTTACATTAAATATAGATACTTTATATTCTTTATTGTATACAGTACCATCACCGATAGTATGTAACTTAAATAAGTTACTTCTTTCACCAGATACTAATTGTGATTGTATCCATGGTGTAGAAGCGTGTTGCATATCTGTAGTGAAAACTTGGTCTGCAAGTGTAATACTAGATACTTGTACTTGTCCAGCTGCAACTCTATCAGATGCTGCTTTTTCAAAGTAGTTGTATACGTATGCACTTTTTGAACCTCTTGGGTTAACACCAAATACATCACCTAAATCATTTCCATCAGATGGACTGATAGATGCAGATATTGCTACAGATCCAGTTACTGTTATTGAGAAACTTGAAGCTGATACGGATGCTTCTAAACTAGAACTTGCTAGTGTACCAGGTCCTGTATGTGTTTCAAATAATGTTCCTAGTATTTGTTTTGCTCCACCCTCATTTTCACTTACTATAGCGATTGGGTTGGTTTGCGTATAACCACCTTGATGACCAACACGAACAATAGTTACTGTTCCCGCTTCTCTAAGATAGTTTTGTACGGTATATCCTGTATAGTATGATCCATCAGGTGTACCGAAAATTTGTTCGAATTCCGATTGGGTGTT